GGATTAGCCTGAATTAACGGTGACATTCCCATAATCAAGTGAGCGGCAATGTGAGCATCGTGCTGTTGCCCTGCAAACGCCTTCAGTTGCTTGCCGTCTGCTGCTTCCATGTTCTCACTAGCAGGGTCTTTAGGCATTTGATTGGTCTGGACCTTCAATATGCCGTCAATATCTCGCACATTCAGTGCCTGATACACACGATAATACGCTTCGTACATGTTGTGCATCTGTGGCGCGCTTTGTGCTAACTGTAATTGGGTCTGTGCCAACGTAATTCGCTGTGCAGCAGAGAAAATATTGGGGTCTGCGATAGGTAATATAGCGACCATATGGTCAAAGTCGCATTTTTTAATACATCGAGACGCGCCAGGCACGTCATACGGGTACTCATCAGGTAAATATTCACCAAAGCCACGCGCCAACATCTCAAATTCTTGTGTTTGCGCGTAATATAGACGTTTATGGATGGCCGACATAACCATCGAACCCCTTTCAAGCAGTGCAATCGTCGTTCCTACTGCCGCTTGCTGGTTTCCATCGCCCACTTGCATGTCTGCAATGCTTGCTAGACGCTTTCCGGCGTCTACGGCAAAGCCCATCAAGGTATAAAGTGTCTGAGAGGGCTCTTTGTAGGGTAAAGGCATCAGTGAGGCCGTCAATTCTGCACCACCTGCGTCAATATCCCGCCACTCGCCGGGTTGGATAGGTTGGTCGTCATCCGCTATTCGCGCGCCTTTCGCCTTAAATCCAGCCGGTAAATTAGATAGCGTTCCAGCGTCAAGAAGTTGACGCAATGCCGCCGTCGCTGTCTTAGAGAGACCACCAATGAGGTGAACAAACCCTAATCCATAGGCGCCGGGACCTTCTACCAACACATAATGCACAAAATATTCGCGTCTTTTCTTGAGCTCATCGTCTTCTAGCCAGTTCCTACGGATTCCAACGACCTTGCCACTTGCCTCATCCAAGGTAACAACATAAGGAACCTTGATTCCTGTCGGTTCGTTGTTTTCATCAAGATCTTCAAACCCTGATAAGTCTAAGTCCACCTGAAACTCTAATAAAAAAACTTCCTCCGGCTCTCCGCTTTGCGAAATGCCTACGGTTTGATTGATAGCATCCTTGATCTGATTGCCACCCGTGGGGTCATTCTGTGGGTCTAGTGGGGTGTCAATGTACTCACCGGCAAATACTCGCTTGGCAAATTCATTCGTATCCATCGCAATACGCTGAGTAATACGTGGGCATTCAGAAATAACACTGGACCCGTTGTAAGGAATATACAGATCATCAGGTAGGACTAAGCGGCTTACCATTCGGCCAAGCTGCTCGTCATAGTAAACTTTCTTAAATGTAGAACCACCGTAGCCCGTATAGAACAAGAGCTGATCAAACTCTGGCGTGTATTCTTTCATTACCGAGGTAATCTGATAGTTCATAAAATCCTGCACGCGCGAAGCCTGTTGGATCTTATCTAATGTTTCTTTGCCTAAGGTTTGCGTCCTGACAGGACCGCCGGCAGGCATGAGTTCTTTAAATGCTTGTGCTTGAAACTGGACAATAGACTCTGTCAGCATGGGATGCACCGCGCCTGCGGCTCCTCGGAACGGCTGAGTCCTGTCCTCTATCTTCAAGCCTAATAGCTCAAGGCCTTTAGAGTACATTTCTTCCCACTCGCCACGAGAGGACCTGTCTGCTTCAAACAAGGCCAACAGGTCAGAGGAGATAAGCGACATCTCGTTATCATCCATGACCTCGGCAAGGTTACTGTAGAATTCTACGTCATCATCTTGAGGGTCAATCTCTACCGTCGCACTGCCGTCATCTTCAAGGACGATCTCTATGTCCGGCTCCATCTCTTCCATGACTTCGATGATGTCCGTTTCGGGAGCTAGATTTACCACTTTTTCTATAGGCATAGTTTTACTCCAACTCAGTACCTTTTTTATACGCACCTTCTGCGTATTTTATTGCTTCTTCTTTACTTGGGGCCTTGAGATAATTCCCTGTAGCCAAAGCGTTTTTCATAGCTTCTTGGTTAGTTTTATAAACTTTTAAAACCCCATCTTCCATTTGAATAGTAGGGAAAACATACCAGTTTCCATTTTCATCAACTTCAGCGGCCATCCTATGTGTAGACACAGACCCGTCAATATTATTGATTACTGGATAATCTTGAGGGTTATTAATCCTATCTATAAAAGGGGGCTCTGTTTGAATAAAAAGAGGATCAGTTGAGTCCAGTGCTTTTAGGTCCGCAGACGCAGAACCGCCGTCCGCGGACCCTTTAGGCTTTTTTACAGGGCCACCCTCCGCTTGTTTGAGGGGTCTGAGTATATTAGTAGGCTGTACAGAGGTAGTAAATGCCGACGGGCTTGACCCTCCGCCTCTGTTAGTCTGCCTGCCATCTTGATCAAACTCATCATAGTCATAAACGGGTTGTATCACGTCAATAGGTGTTTTTACTGGGGCTGCTGCTCTTTCAGCCGCTCTTTTTTGTCCCTCCTGTTGCCTCATCAAAGAGAACAACTGAGAACGGGAAAGACCGCCATAACTACCTTGTAGTTGATTATAAGCGTTTGCGTCAAACGGAGAAGACGTTAGAGTAGCTAAATCCTGCGCGGCACGTCCTTGCTGATATCGTCCCAACTGGTTTGTTCCCATCAATGTTCTTGGACGGCTGGTAACCGAAGGCGGTTGGAAATTAAACCCTGATCCGGTGGCCGAGCGCAGTTTAGCCGCCGGCATGTAGTCAAAGCCCACTAAGTTACCTCCCGCATCAAGAACCTCGGTCCGTGGCGCACTGGCTCTGAAAGCCTCATCCAAGGCAGGTTGTCCTGCGGCGTAAATGCCTCCTGTGTCAGGCATCATGGGAAAAGGATTAGGCGCGGGGGTAGCTGGTCCCGTAGGAAAAGGAATTATTGGATTACCCTCAAAATCTTTTAGTATAGGAGGCGTTTCAGGGGCCGGTGTAACGGGTTTAGCGGCTGGCGCAGTCTGATACAAGATATTAGGGTCTACGCCGGCGGCAACTATGTCCGCGTAGCTGAGTCCACGGTCCGTGGCGATCTTCTGCATGTCCAACCGCTCGGCGGCGTCGATAGCACCGTCCTGCATGACTCTATTGTAATACGCAGCAACATCCTCCGCCATTGGGGCAGTAGCCGCTGGACCGCTGTAAGCCGGGGTTTCAGCCGGCGCTGTGAAGATCATATCAATAGTGCTTTGCTTAACACCCGCGTCCAACGCATCTTGTACACTAATCCCAGACTCTATAATGGCATTGTAGGTGGTTTCGGGTGTCCAAGAGCTCGGATTGGCTAAATACGCTGCCTCTTGCTCTCTTAGGGTGGTGTTTGTAACTTGCGCTGCGTCAAAAGCTTCTTGTGCTGCTCCTTGGTCCACGCCCAACGATTCGGCCAACATATTAAGGTCCGCGCCGCGGTCAGCGATTTGAGTGCTTATTGCAGCAATCGAAGCGTCGGGGTTAGCGTCCATGTAATCTAATACTGCTTGATTAGCCGCGGCAACTTCCCCACCTGTATTCATCTTTATAGGGAGTGCGCCAAGCATTTCCCGTGCTGATCTATTATCCATAAAGGACCCCTTCAAACGGGTTAAGTTATCTTGACATTCTAGGCTTAATAATACTCAGGAACAAGCCCCTCGTTTCGAGGCTCTTCCGGCTCATCAGAGTACAGAGAGATGAAGTTCCCCGCGCGGAATCGCATCAGTGCCTGCGTTGTGCTATCCACTTGGTCGTCATTGTCCCCATTAGGAAACGCTGCACACTCTTCAATCAGATCCTGTGCCCACGTCTCATCAGGAGCCCAGACCATACCCGCCTCTAAAATCGGGGCTACGGCATGCGCCCGTGAAACCTTATCCTGACCGGCACGCCGGCCCCCTGGGCTGTACATCGTCACCGGAATGCCCATCCGCCGGAGCTCTTGTTGAAGCGTGGTCCCTGTCGCTTTGGCCTCGATCAAGATATTATCCGGTTGCCAGTAATCATACTGCTCCTTGGCCTGCCGTTTTAAATCTGGAAAGTCCCACCGGCCCTTTCTCACGTCCATCAACAACAGATTCGGACCCGAATCCTCATCAGGAAAGAACACGCCCCACGTCGTGATAACAGAGTAATCCGCCGTCTCCTTCTTGGAATACGCCGTGTCATAAGACTGAATGATGTACTCTACGCCGGGCAAATGTTCATGTTCCCACTCTCGCCACCATTCCCGCTTGAGTATCGCGCCCTCGTCAGAAGTCGGTCTCTGCTGGTACATCGCGTTCCATTTCTGCACCGACATAGATGCTCGGACCGCGCGGAGTTCCTCAAGTTGCCAGAAACTCGGCCAAAGGGCACGCTCGTTCTCCTCTCCCTCGTCAAAAACCGCAGGAAACTCTATCACCTCCCACTGGTCCGCGCTGAGATTGCTTTGGGACTTTAACAACCGCGCCGTAAGATCCTTGGTCCCCCAACGAGTCATCACGATTACGATAGCCCCGCCGGGTTGTAGTCTGGTCCGTGGTCCAGAGGTGTACCATTCCCACGCATTGTCCAAGGCAAGCTGGGACTGCGCGTCCTGCTCCGAGTGAGGATCGTCAATAATCAGCATATCCGCACCACGGCCCGTCATTGCTCCACCAACGCCCACGGCAAAATACTCACCACCCGCGTCAGTGTCCCACCTTCCGGCGGCTTTACTATCAGCCTTCAAGGAAACCTTAGGAAAGACCTCCGTATAACGGTCCATGTCCATCAAGTTACGCACCTTACGACCAAACCTCACGGCTAACTCGCCGGTGTGCGTGGCCTGAATAATCTTGGTCGTTGGACGACGGCCCATGAGATAGGCCGGAAGCAAGTAGGATGCAAACTCAGATTTGGTGTGCCGCGGTGGCATGTTCACGATCAAACGTTTTAACGTGCCGTCGGCTATGCGATCAAAGGCTTTAGCCATTATCTTGTGATGGCTACTGATTATCGCTTCAGGCCACACGTACCGAGAGAAACCAATAAAGTTTTGCTGTGCGTTTTCTTGCCCATTTAACAAAGCTAGACGTAACTCTAGTCGTAATCTTTCTGCTTCTACGTCTTGGCGAGGGGCTATTGGCTGCATAAACGTCCTTAGATTAAATGTTCCTTGAGCCTTTGCCAATTGACCGCGTTTAAGGGCCAACGGGCTAAGGGTTCGGTTTCCACGCCTTCGAGAACTAGGGTTTCGATACTATCCCCATGGTATAACAAAAGTTGTTTTTCAGAGAGCTTCTTGGTGGCTTTCGGATGCCACTCCACTAGCAGGAACGTCGGCATTCCCAGTTTCCCATGCTTCAGGGCAAACGCTATCTGGTGGGGGCTCAGTTTCACCTTCTTCCCTGAGGTCACTACCTTGAGCTCCATCAACACATAGCCCTTCTTCGGTATCGCTATCAGGCAGTCGGGAAACCCCAGACTCACTTTGTTCTCCACTCTCGTTATTACTACATTCGGCAGGTTCTCCCTCACTCTCTTGTACAGGAGTCCTTCTGGTCCTTTCGCCATCTCGCATAGCCTCAAGTATTGTGGGGGGCTTTTCTTCTAGATCTTCCGCCGTTACATCAATCAGTTCTTGTGGCGGAGTGCCATACATGGCCTTTATCTCCTCCAGCTTCCTTTGGACTTCTTCCTTGGACATGCTGTCTATCGTGCCAACCCTTATCT